TGATGCTTGCTGATAAGCAGACATTGGCTCTGCTTGCCCCGAGAAAATCCCCGTCTTAAACCCCGAAGCCTCTAACCCAGCCCCTACAGATTGCAGCATCATTTCGGCTTGTTTTGGGTCTTTGTCGTATGCCATCAGAAGGTTAATGGTGTCAGTTGGATTTCCGCCGCGCTGCATGATTGCGTCGATTCGTTGTAACCCCTTCTGTTTAAAGGCTTCTGGATTACTCCGCAACTGCCAAAGCTCAGCAACATCGGTCGCCGCCTGCTTTTGCTTGCGCTCATCGTCAAGACCTAGCGACGTGAGCATTTGGCCAGCCAGCTGTGGGCTTTTCAGCGTTGCGTTGATTAGCGATTGTTGATTGCCTGTTTTGTAGTAATCCTGCAATGCCGTAGATGCTTCTTGCAGGTCAGCCTGCTTTTGCTTGGCTGCGTCAAGTTCTAGCTTTTGGCCTTGCAAAGTCATGTCTTGCGACTTTAGCTGATTGATGCCTTGCATAAAGCTGGTGTTTGGCGAAAAAGGTGTAATAGCCATTTGCTACCTCTTAAAATAGTGAGAATAAGCCGCCTAAGCCGCCACCAATCGAGTTGTATCGCTGACCGATAGCATCCGCACGAGATTGACCAGCCATGATTGCATTATTGCCAGCAATTTGACCATAGTTCTGAGCAGCGTTGCCAACTTGATTTGCCGCGCCAGTGCCTAAGCCTGCAATGCCTTGCAGCATGTTGAAACGGTTAAGCTGCGCGCCTTGGTTGAGACTAAACTCATTTTGAGCATTTGCACGAGCTTGCTGTGCTAATTGTGGTGCAATGGTTGCCAATGCCGCTTGCGTATCACCACCGCGAATACCTCCAGTCGCAGCGCCTGTGCGCAATGCCTGCTCGTTTTGCTGCCCCATCAAGGCGGCGTATTCTGGGCTATTAAAATAGCCGTTATAGTCAAAATTAAACTTGTCTTGCGGTTGACTGATAAAGCTCTGCAATGCAGGCAAAGCCGCTTGACCCGCTTGCTGGTATGGAGCAAGAATGTTTTTGATATAATCAAACTGCTCACGGCTAAGCTGTGTCGATGCATCATAGCCTTGCTGTTGTGCTGACGCCTGCTTGCTTGCGCTTTTACTACCTAGCAAGCCGCCGACAATTGGCGCGGCGATGCCTAATGCTGTGCTGATACCCATTCAAAGCCCCTTGATATAAACAATGTGATTATTGTAGCACCCAACTGGCGCGAATCCTACGCGCTCGGCTAGTTTGATGCTTGCTCGATATTTTGGCTCAATTGCTGTGGTCATAGCTCCAAAACCTTGCGCACGTAAAAACATTTCGCCGTCTGCGACCAGTCGCTTTGCGTGTCTTACCGCCATTTTTTTGACGCATATATGCACCTCGCATATTTTTGGCTCAACCTCGATGTAAGCAACTAGCATTTTCTCATCAACGACAAACGCAGGCATTTTTAACGCTTCTGGCGATTCCATGCCGCGCTCACTCAGGTATTCTTTAACGTCCGATAGCTGCGCCCGTCGAATCATAAAGCACGCTGCTTAGCTGTGCGCTCAGTGGCAAGCATATTGTTGATTACTGTGATTGCTGCGTTTAAGTCAGACTTAATCGTGTTGATGTTGGCAATTAAAGCATTTACTGCGTCAGTCTGTGCTTGCTGCTCTGCTTGGACGTATGTTGCAGATGCCGCTCCTAATGCAGCAGGAGGCGTTACAGCGCTTGCCGTTGCGTTAGCTTGTGCAGCTGCTAGCAATACAGTGCCGCCAACAGATGCAGTGCAATAGTCATCGGTGCCAACAATGTCACCTGTTGCGCCGTGGGCTGATTGTGCGCCTACGTGCGTCGCAAGGTTGGTTTGCAGCGTGGTTATATTGCCTTCGGCAGTCGTAACGCGGGTAGACAGCGACGTTATCTGGCCGTTGATGGTGATGATGTCGCCCTTGATTGTGGTTATCTCAACCGTTAGGTCGCCGACTTCGCCGTTAATGGTTTCTTCGTTTACTGCGCTTGCTATGTAGTCCTTGACCAATCTGTCAGGCCACTGACCGCCAGTTAAACGCTGCAATTCTGATTCGGTTAAAATGTACTTTATCAGCTTAGCCATAGCGCACCTTTAAGCCCGAGAAGTTCACGCGGTCTTTTGTCAATACGCGGCACTTGAGCGAAAACTGATAGTTAAAATAGCCAAAGCCAAACGCCACAAATCGAGTGTTGTAATCAGCTTGATTTCCGTACAGCTGCACGTATTCGCCTGAATCAGTAATGCCGTTATCGGACACGGAAACAAAAGCCGTTGTGTTATCTGCTGTAAATCCGGTGATTGTGTTTAGCTCAACTGCTCCCACTCGAACCGATGGCGCAACAACTAGCGGCGTTTGAAATTCACATTCCGCATAAGTACCATCTTGCGCCGATGATGTGTAGTCAAGATGATAGATAGCGCCATCAATTGTTGAGCCGTAAACCCACTTTGCCAGCAGTGGATTATATGCGCCATTGCAACCAATCCACGCGCCACCATCCACACCAGTTGACATAACAGACCAACTATTTGCAGCGCCTATCGATTGAGCTGTTGCTAAGTTAAAACAGAATGTGTGATTAGGCAGGCGCACAATCAAAAGCTGGCTGTCTGCGTCGGTGCGTGTTTCTAGCACGGCTTGAGCCAAGCCTGAATCTGTGTACTGCCGCAAAATGTCGTTAATCGTTGGCGTTGATAGCATTTGTGCGTCGCCTGCGCCGATTGCGTAAATTGCTGGCGTTTCGTATCGACGGGAGCCAAGGATAAAGACAGAGCCGTTTAAACGCGCTTTACAGTACGTGCCGCAAATGCCAATTTCCATTGACTTCTGCGCGATACGCTGGAAAGCGAAGTTGGTTGATCCATCGTTGATGAAATATTCAATGGTATACCGACCGAAAACCATCATGTAATCGTCAGGCGTGCGCATAACGCCTAATGACTTATCGGGCATGATTTCAGCTACGGCATAGTCGGTCGGAGCCACTTGAGTTTCGTCAGCTAACAGCGTGTGATACAGGTATTCTCCATCGGTAAAAAAGTAATATCCGTCAATCCAATCAGCGTCGATTGGTCGCCCGAAGTCGGCGTCGGTTAGTTGAGCAAGCGCGCCATCAGCGTATCTGTATGCCTTGCCGCCAGATACGACAAGCTGAGATTGAAACGAATAAGGCATGGAGCATTGACCAGAGCCGTCAATAGTGCCGATTGTTGTGTAACTGGATGCAGAATCAACAGTGATTAATGAATTGCCTGACACTTGAAAATGCTTGCCAAGGCGGTCATTAAAGAAAGCCCCGCGACACGCGCCAGCAGCCGTTTGCTTGCGGTTTAGCCCTGCATGAGAAATCAAATAGCCATCAGCGCCGCGAATTTGTTTAGCAACCGCCAGCATGTTTTTTGGCAGAAAGTCGCGGTAGTCAGTCTGCGCCGATAACTTATCACCTTTGACAATTGGAATCTGGATTTCAGGCATTAGCAGTCATCCCCAGTGTGCGGATAGAATGGATTGTCAATGCCCCAGTCTTTCCAGCCCTGACCCTTCGGCATATCTGCGCGGCGCTTTAACTCAGGAACATTGACCAGCAGAACCTGCAAGTTTTCCATGCTTTCGCGTGCGTTATCAAGATAACGGTCATCGAGCTGCACCTGATAAATTGGCGCGATACGCTTGCCAAGCTCATAGCTAACGGCAGACATTGCAAATTCTGGAAATCCTGCTGGATAGTCTAAATCAGCGTTATACAAATCAGATGATTCAAGTCGCAACACTGGCGATAGCTCAAGCATCATTTCTTTGTATTCGCTAATACCAATATCCAGCATATCAGGCGTCGGTTGCCGCTGGCCGTTTGCTGCTGTGATGCCAGCCTTGCGAAATGCTGAGTTGATAACGTCTTTAATGGTATACATGGCAAGCCCTCGAAGGTTTGACTCAGTATAGCGCATAAAAAAGGGCGCATAAAGCGCCCCTTTAATCACTAACCGCTTACATTAAGCCACGCCGAAGAACTGGCCGCAGGCGTGCGGAATCAGCGGAGCGAACGCTGGCAGAATGTCAATGCGCATAGCTTGGACGTTCTTAACCGGATCGCTTGACATTGTTGCACGCATTGACAAGCCAGTGCTTGCAGATGTAAACACGCTTGAATCCCAGCCGTACAGCTTAGGTAATTCAACAGTGCCCATTGCAATGGCTTTCTCATGCATGAACAAGCTAGGCTTGTATGCAGTTGATGCGGCACCTAACAACACAACAGCATCGCCAGCAGTGATTTGACGGTTGACTGTGTTGAATTGTGGGTTAGTTGAATCAAACACGCCAGCGACAGACAGAGTTACTGTGATGTCGTTACCAACAGCAGATGCAGCAGACACGGCAGTTGCAGTGAAAGGAACGGCAGAGCCGTTACGAATCAATGGTTGCTTGGTTTGTTGGTTCACCCAAGATGTTGCAGTGAATTGCACTTGGTCGCCAGCAGCGATTGCTTTACTAGCCAATGATGCGCCAGTTAAGGTAACAGTCATTTGCATAGTGTCTTTAACTGTGCTGTAAGTCAGTGTCGGCGTAGTCTTGACAGTAACAGACGCAGCGCCAGCAGCTGAACCACTTGTGCGAGTTGCCAATGCGTTAGACATGATTGCTCGAACGCCTGCGAAGTTGCCAGCAATTTGAGCGTCTTCCCACGCCGAACGAATCAGCTCGACGTTGCCTGATTGCAGAGCGCCTTGCTTGTCAGCTAATGACTGAGCAGACCATGGATCCATGATTGCATATTTACGGCCAGAAGTCAGACCTAAATCAGACAAGAAAGAACCGCACTGCGCAACATCAGACCATTTAGTGATGCCTGTGCCGTAAGTGCCTAACTGCAAAGAACCGTTTTTCTGAATGTAGCCAGCTAACTCCAGCTCTAATTCAGTGTTCATTTTCTCGTAAGCAGGTGCAAGAATTTCTTCCCACTGGTTCAGCTTTAATGCTTGCTCGATTTGGTCGTACTGGATGTAAACAGTACAGTAGTTGCTGACAGTAGCAGCAATTTTACCTGAAATCAGGTTGCTTGGGCTGCTGGCTGACAAGTCGCCTGTTGCGGTGCGCAATGCTTGGTATTGCATTGGACGTTTCAGGAATACAGTGTCGCCAGTGTTCGGGTTTAACTCGCCTTGGATGACTTGACGGTCAACCGCGTTTAACAGCACGTTTGTAGATTTAAAGCCTTCAGCAAACTTTTTCAGGGTAATGCTGGAGACGTTACTATTTAAATTATTCGATGGCATGTTAGCCTCCTATTATCGAATGATGGCGTCTGGAAACATATTTTTAAAACGTGACTCGTCAGCCGATACTGGCTTGGTCGAGCCTGCTTTTATTTGTGGCGTTGGAGTCACGACAGCCTTTGCCTTTGGTGCGGCTTTAACCATCTTTGACAACTTGCCAATCTCGACACCCAATGCGACAGGGTCATTCGCTAGGCTTGCGAGTTTTGCGCGGATTTCAGCACTTCTACCAGCAGCCAACACAATCAGTTCAGGCGAATCTGCATACATCAATAGCGCGTTTTGCGCGGCGATTGGTACAGAGTCGATTACCTTTTGCTCAGCTCTGGCAAAGTCTGGAAACTTCGCGGCGACTTTTTGCTTGCGCTCGTTGTAGTCGCTCAACTTGACTTGATATTGCTCAACCAGCTTCTCTTGCTCTGCTTTTGCTTGTGCTTGCTTTGCTTCGTGCTGGTTTTTACGCTCAAGATAACTAGCCATTTTCTTAGCCAGCCTGTCTTTGTCGTAGTCAACGTCAGAGTCTTCTAAATCAGGCATTGGCTCGTTGAAAACGTCAGGCACAAATTCCACTTTGGGCGCTTTCGTCTTTTCTGCTTTCAACTGCTTCAATTCACGCGCAGCTTCTTTGTATTTCTGCCGTAAATCTTTAGCCCAATTCGGCGCGTCTTCCGGTAAGTTATCTTCTTCGCTGCTACCTTCTTCAGCATCAGAGGCTGGTGATACCTCGTCGTCGCCAATCAGTAAAGTTTCTTCGCTTTCTTCTGTATCTGTTTCGCCATGGTCAGCGTCCGGTTGCTCGTCAACTTCGGCTACTTCTACAGTTTCAGCTCCAACTTCAACCCAATCGTCGGCTTGTTCAACCACTTGTTCGACTTGTTCAGTCATTTTTTACCCTGCGTATTTACTCGATGTGACGCCATCGGAAGCGTGCCTATATTATGTACCGTCAAATAAATGGCGTCAAATTTTCGTCAGTCAATAAAAAAGGCTCCTAAGAGCCTTCTTTTTTAGTCCTGCGCTTTGGCTTTTCTTCACCTTCTGGGGTCATGCTTTCCAGCTCACTGTTTGGTACGTCAGTCACTTCCCAAACATCCTCAAAAGTCTCGATAAGCGCAAAGCCATCATTGCCGGATTTGTAGCGTCGATTGTATTGATTCACGTATACCACTTGTTGCCTCCTGAGTGTATTTAAACGATTGAGCATCTTTCAGTCGTACATCAGCACCAATCTTAGCTGCTTCAAGCTCTAACCGTGCGCGGTCTAGCTCGTACTGCATTAGGAACTTTTGATACTCCATCTGGTTTTTCTGCTCTGCAACTGCTGCTTTTTGCATTTCAGCTTGAGCCAACAAAACATTGCCATCAACTGGCGCTTGCTGTTGCTGCATTTCTGCCTGCAGCTCTTGCATTAGCTCTGCGTCTTCGTCTTCTGGCTTGGTGATACCTTGCTTAATCATCTGCTTGCGGTTGTAGCGCTGCAAATCTTCCACGCCCTCTCCGTCAGTGTTGGCGATAACCATAGACATGATGACGGAATAGTAAGGCGAGTCAGGCGGCGTAGTCTGCATCAAGTTCATTAGTTCGCGGCGTGTCGCATCTCGGCGGCTTGCGAATGACTCACCTACATCTACATCAACATCAAACTTGCCTTGCGTAATGTCGTTAAGCGTTACAATCTCGCCTGTTTGGCGGTCTTTAATGCTTCCTGACAGCGTGCCAAATGTGCGGTTGCCTTCTTCGTCCTCCATCGCTACCGATACATCAGCGCCGTAAATCTCTTTGGCCATCGACAGCCAGACTTTACCGACATAACGCATGGTCATGGCGGCGTTGTCCATGTAGACAAACTGCTGCGAATCAGCACGAGCAAAGATTGACTCGACCGTATCTTCTGCCAAGTTGGATGGTAGATTCTGAATATTGGCTGCGCCAGTGATTTCTTGGATATTGCGCCCTGCGTACTCCATCAGCGTCATTAATGCTGGCGATACTTGCGCTGGCTGCGTATAAGCCACTGAGCCAGCTGACTCAATAATATTCCCCTGCTTGTCTTTTACTGAACGTAATGGCAGGTAAGCTGGTCGCTTCTTGTTGCGATTAGCCCAATGAGCTTCAAGCCCTTGCACTTTTTCGACGTCAAGTATTGGCGTGTTTTCACTGCCAAGCGTTGCGGCGTCGGCAAGCATAGATACCATCAAGTTATCTAGGCGCTGAGCATCCATAGCTTTGGCTACATGCCCTTCGATGCGCTCTTGGTTGTCGATAAAGTAGCGCTTGCCGTACTGCATAGCAATTGGGATGTATTCGCCTGCAATCTTTTTCGGCGGCTCTAGCCATCCATCAGCGTCAAAGATGCCTGAGTAAACGCGGCGCTTTTTAATGGTGCGTCGCTCGACTTCATAGAATCCAGACTCTGCCAGCTCATCAATTACTGGTTCTATTTCGTCAGACAGATAGACGGCTTTTTCTTGCGTTAGCGGGTTGAAGAAAGCAATTGCTTCGACTTTCTCAATTCGGATTTCAAACCATTTACAGACCGTTACCGCATCTTGTGTTACCCAATCATTCCAAATACCTGTTTCAATTTTCTGAACCGATGCTGGCTCTTTGTCGTATTCGGCGCGGAAATCATCAGGCGTCATTGTGTAAGCCAAGCCGCACCACATAGCGTCGGACTTATCATAAGTCTTGGCGGCGCCATCCCAGAAAATGCATGACTGCGTGTCATAGACAGGCTTAAACATTGGTCGTAGCTGCTTGTTGGTCGGGTCTTCTGGATCTGCGTATTCTGCGCAAATCTCAATCGCACCCATACCACCTGTTACCGCATCATCGAAACAGTTGATTGCCGCAAAATCACCATTAGACCGAATCCAATCGGCGCGGAATGCTTTGTTTAACTTTTCGCACAGCTCAACAGATGTGTACTCATCAGACGGGCGAAACTTAACAGTGATTTTGTTGCGTCGATACTCCGAGATAATCCGGTCAACTTCGCGCGCTACTTTGTTAAGTTCAAAGCGCGGATATTTGTCCATGCTTTCCGCTAAGTCTGTGCCTGCAAAAGTTGAGCCTTCCCACTGCGCACCGCTAATGCGTGCAAATCGGATTGCTTCAATCACTTTTTCGCGCATCATTCGCGTTGATTCGTCGCCAACTGCTTTGCTGAATCTTTCTTTAGCGGATAGATGCCAATCTTTCTGCGTCATTCGTGCCATCTGTTACCATCCCATTGTCGGTACTTTGTAGTTACTATAGTCTACCACAGCCACCGGATTAAAATCTGTCTCGCTCATCATTACGCAGTCGGCCAAGTTTGGCGACTTCATGCCTAGCTTTTTCATCTCTTGCTTGCTTGCAATTTGGTAGCCGTTTCCAGTGCCGCGCTTGCGTGGAATACGGCAAAGCTCTGTGCGTAGCTGCGTCAATCCTGCGCACTCAGAGCTAAAGCTAATCATATCGGCTGGGTCTGTGTATTCGCCATGCTTCACTGCTCGATACGTGCGATAGACGCGCTGTGCTAGCTTGAAGTATCGTTGCGCCCTAATATTTGCGAAGAAATCCTCGTTGCTGATTTGTCGCGTCGATTGCTCGATATAGTTTTCTGCAATGCCTTTTGGATCATCAACAGAGCCAGAGCCGAAGAATTCTTCTATCTCAATTTTCTTTGCGCTGAATGCGTCATTTATTTGACGGCGTAGCGACAAGCCGATGCCTGTCGCGTCGTATACGAATTTGTCAGCATCGATAACTAAAGCGGTTTCGGTTGCAATGTCGCACGCGCTGTTGACGTCGCCGTCTAGGATATTGAGTAGATGAGTAATGACGGAGCCGTGACGCGCACAGACGCCTTTAGCGTCGCCTGAATCTGCTGGGTCGTGGGTCACAATCTTAGCGCCTTTGGCTTTCCAGCCTAGCTTGATATGTGCATCAATGCAGGCGTCGAACCATTCGGCCATGATGATGGCGTCTGGTACGTGGTCGTTAAACTTCCCGCCCCAAACGTGGTCGTACAGTGCGCGACTAAACGTGTTGTACGCAAACTGTCGCTCACCCTGTAATCCAGAGTCTTCAAACCAAGGATTGTCGTCTGCGTTCATCTGAACGATTGTGTGCAGCTCATCAACGTATACGCCGTCGCGCTCAAGGTATTCAATGTATGGAACGATAAAGCGCCGTGAAAAAGGGTCTTCTGCACTTTGTGGGTTGCCTATAAATATCAGCTGAACATTGCGCAGCGTGTCTTCGTCGATAACTTCCTTCTTTCCGCCAAACTTTGTTGGCAATCCAGCCTTGGCAATGTTTCGCGCTGTTGGCGTTAAAATGTTGAGTGACTTATCAGATAAAAACTGCGCCTCTTCCACCTTGAAGATGTGGAACCCTGCTGCTGATTTTACAGACTCAGGATTTCTAGCTAGGCCTTGGAATGAAAATGAACCGCCGTTTTCGTGGTAGATGGCGTCATTCTGGATTTCAAAGCCTTCCATGCTTAGCCGCATCACTTCGGTAGACAGAAGCGAGTGAACAGAGTCCTTCATTGATGCTTGGAATTCGCGCAGCTCCATGATTTTATACTGAGCGTCTTTTGCAAGGACAAGCTCAATGTCTGCCATGTTTTGCGATTTCCCAGAGCCACGGCCGCCTATAACAACGACAAAGCGAGTTCTAGCTCTTAGAACTATCTCCATCTTTGCAGGTATAAAAAGCGTAGGGTCTTTGTCGGTTTCTATCCAGTCGCCTTGATGATAAGTCAGCGACCGAATCAAGCCATCTTTCGGGCAGACAATGCCGAAAACCTCGGTGATGTGATTGGATGATGCCGCTACAACTTTTCTAGCTGACTGCTCTAGCTTTTCTAGTTTTGCGGCGGTGAGGCGTTTCATTTTCCGCCAAATGCAAACAGAGCAGCCAAAGCTGCTGGACTTAGCACGGTTGAGATAAGCAGCCAGCTTATTTTGCCACCAAGGTTTTTAACTGAATCAATTATAACTTGGTTTGATTGCGCTTGCTTTGACAGGTCTTTTACGTCTTTGTATAACTCATCGCACTGCTTGGCTACGTGGTCATGCTTAACCATATAGCGTTCAAGCGTGCTTACTAAATCCTGAATGGCTTTTGTCGAAGTTTTCTGTCCATCAATCATTTCACGCGTTGAGGTTTGAATCGCAGTTATCTCGCGCTCGTGTTGGTCTACCTTCTGTTGAAGTCTGCTCAGTTCTTCGCTCATGCTTGGCCAGCCTAAATAAATGGATGATTACTATTAGGGCGATTATAGTTTGAACCGTTAGCAGTATGCAAACCAAGACTAATATATGCTTGTCCACCCAGTGCGCTCCCTAGCACAGCAAACAACGTATCGAGCGGAATGGATAATTCCTGCCGAATAGCGTGCAATTGATAAACTATTGATAAGTCTATCATTTGGTCATAAAGCATCAAGCCATTTAAGACCAAACTTGCCCCAATAATAGCTGCATAAGCAACGTAAATCTTGATAAATTTTTGATAAATAGTTGATAGGTAAATAATCAGAGTTATAAAAAGCGCGTCTATGCTGCTCTGTATGGCGTACGTTCCCATCACAACATCCTCAGATGCAAAGAATACACCAACAGCGCCGCTGACGTTTGTAATAATGAAAAGAGCGTAATATGACATGATGAGAAGGCAGAGGTTTAAGCCTCTGCCACCCAGCAGCCATATTGCCGTAATGACAAGTAAAGCTGCTTCGTTACTCATTTTTTCATCGGCTTTTTAGCGCCAGATTTTTTGTCTGACTTGTCTTTGATTGGCGTGCTTTGCTTTGGCATTTTAAACTCCTTGTTTGTCGCGGGATTGCGAATGCTTAGTATATCGCACAAAATGCAGACAGGCACAACTCCGACCAGTTAGAGTGCTGTAACGATAACTTTAACCGAAACCCCAGAGCCGCCGCGCTGTAGCGTTTTCAGCAAAAGCCCGACGCTGATAGTTAGCGAGTTGCCCTTTATCAAAACGCCTTTTATCGTCGTCGCCGTAACTTCAACAGCTTTTGCCGCAAGTATCGTTGTAACGTCAGTCGCCGCTGTTAGTGTTTGACCGACTGTGTACGATGACACCTCCAGCACGGCCGTTAAACTAAGTGCTGATAGGTCAACTGTAAACTGCCCATCGGCATCGGTCACAGCGTCAAATACGTAGCGCTTAACGCCCTGCATTACGTCGCCATTGCTGTCTCTGTATTGCGTCATTTCGCTTGCCCATGTGGTCATATACTCAAGACCTCCATGGATGCAGCGCCGACGATGCTAACCAGCCTAATGCCAGTGCAGACGCCTAGCAAGGTGTCTGTTTTCGGTGATGTTGTCGCGCCTATAGGCCAGTCCACCCACACAGCAGTCCCGCCGTTAATCTCTGCCACCGAATCAACCGTGTATTGCGCTTTGGCTCGTGTCGTTGGATATACAGCAACAGTAGTCCTGCTATTGTTATAGTTGACCATAACCCAGTCCGACGTTGCGCCAGCAGAAACACTGACAGATGCACGCCAGAAGCCGTAAGATGTTAAATCCCAGTCTAGTGTTATCATACGATTTCAACTCCTATTTCCTCGAACTCTAACGACCATACGCCCGTTGATGTGGTGTTTATCCCATCAAGTGCCGCAAACTGGACATAGACAACGATACCTTTCGGAAATCCTCGCACGTTCGATGTTTGCGCAACGGTTGACGCCCTGCCGCTATTGCCCGAGCTTGTGCGAACCCTTACAACTGAGTTTGACACGCCTGAAAATGTCGCGGTGCCGCCTTTGAATATCAGGTTGCGGTTTGCTATTGGATTGCTGATTAGGTCGCGCTTGTACACTGATACAGGCGTATTAAATGGCGCTGTTTCGGTTGTCTGCGCAGATGAGAAAACAGAATACTTCACACCGCCTTGGTCAACATCGACAGCGGAAAAAGTTAGTTCTGTATGTGTGTTAATGAAAAACTTATAAACAAGTGATCCACCTGCCGCAATGGTGAACTCCTCGTTTATCCTGTATTGCCTTGCGTTTATGTCATTCATAAAACCCTCAAGGCTTGCGGTGTTGATACAGCTTGCGGATGCCTCCCCATCCATGAGTCAGCACCGACCCGCAAGCCAAGAATAGTTTACGCCTTGTTTAGTGACTTTTCCAACTCATCCAATCGCTTAGCCAATTCAGTGCTTTCGTGGATAGCTATTGAGTCTTTAATCATGCCGATTAGCATAGCTCCAATGTCAGGGGCGATAAGACCGCCAGAAACAGCTTCCAACACAGACGAGGCATTTTCTGATGGCGTAGCGCTCCGGTTGAATTTGAACTCGATTGGCTCGCAGCTAGGTTTGCTATCAGGCCACGCCTTTTTGATTAGGGCGGTCAGGCATGAGTTGGCTAAAACCGCCGTATCAGCTGTTGGGCAAAACGCTGTCTTGGCAAGGAAAGCAAATACAGCCTTTTCTGTTTGCTCCTTTGAAGTTTCCGGATTCGTGTCAAGCAGGCTTTGCTCTCTGATTGCCTCTAGTATCAGAGTTAATTTGTTCTTCGTTCGCTTCGTTAGCGGCTGGTTTTCTGATGAAAATTCGTGTTTTGCCATAAGTCAGTTTTTGCTCAGTTATTTCTGAAAGCATAGCAAATAAAAAAGCCCTCATAAAGAGGGCTGCATCTCAGCAAGTTTAGCGAACCACTGCCACCTCAAACAAATTTCCATACTACTGAAACAACGAAAATTGCAGCTATAACAACCAGTACCGTATAAACACCATTTTCAGCAACATCGAGCGGCGTTGGCTTTATTTCTTTTGTCGGCTCCGTCAATTTTAACTTGCTTTTTGACATAAGTATGTAGCTGTTACCCTCTCTAATCTCGTTAGTATGCTGCGACTCGGTCGCGCTTCTTTCCTGAGCATTGCCAACATAAAATGTGCCGCGTACGCCGTGCACTCGAAATTTAACGCCAGTTACAAAGCCCAAGTCATCTCTATAGAAAGTCCTTGAGTGAAATCTTTTGCTGGAGTCTGAAAGCCAATCAGCCAACTGACCGGTAAATGGCTTCCCAATAAAAAGTTCATGCATTGACTTAAAACTTTCAATCTCGCTCCTGCAAAGATACGCGTCATAACACGTCTTACCCGAATACTTTTCTGTTAAATTCTTCACTGCGCCGCCCTCACAAATTCAATGCTCAACTTCTGCACGTCTTTCGACAGCTCCTCGTTATCAAAACACCACTCTTCAAGCGCATCGAGTGCGCCCAAAGAAGTGACCATTTCAGCGCCCGTGAATCCTGTGCGAGTTGTGTAGATGATTTGATATAGGTTCATAGCTACTCTCCAATCAAAAACATTTTTTCACTAAGCGACACAACCTTCTGACGCTCTTGCGGTGTTGCTGTTAAAAACAGCCCAAGGCTTTCGTACGTGTCGCGGCTTTTAGTCTGACGCCGAATCTTGCGCGCAGTCTCAATCATTGCAGCCTGCTGGTTTCTGCCGTCTGCCATTGCTAATCGACGAGAAAGGCATAAGGTTAATGCTTCGCTGTTAATTTGTTTGCTATTCATAGTTCGCCCCCTGTTTTTTCTAAAAAATTACCACAAAACGCCAATTTAACAGATTAGACCAGCTTCAAATATCTTGTTCGTAACGCTCTTGCGACTCGATCATCATTTTGCAGGTCAGCCAACTGACAAGCTAATTCGTGTTTACGCTTTCTCCATTCTTTGTGCGCTTCATTATGACAGGTGAAGTAGCCTAGATGCTCCCGCCTTTCAGTAAGCGGGTTGCAGCACTGCACCGCGAATTTCCCAACATGCTTATGAAATGAAACGCCAATAGGCCATTCTCCTCTCGCCGCCCCGTGATCGTTTGCAAAGGAGTTTGTTTTCTTATCAACAAAAACGCACGTATCCGGTGAATAGATCTTGTTTCCGACGAATAGCAAATCTTTATCAAGCTCTTTGCCTTGCCAGTCTTGTTGCTCCATCCATTTTTTAAAATTGCTAAACGTTAGCCATTCATCGCAAACATAGCAGCCGATGTAAGTCGGTTGCTTAGCTTGGTATTTTGCACTGTAGCAGCGGTTAAGCATGCTATCCCAAGCCCTGTAAAACCTACATCTATTTCGCTTGCCATTAACTATTGGAGTGACTGCGTAATCCGCATCGTTTAAGCCAACTCCGTGAACCAGTTTTGCATCTATGCCCATAAAAACCTCAAATAAAAAGCCCTTAGTGTTGGAACGGCCTGTCAGATACGGCACCACTAAGAGCTTCTTAATCGTTCTGACTTGTCTTAGAGCTTCTGGCTCGCAATCAATTTGGGTTCCACGCCGCGTTGATAATCAAATTATAGCATAAAATCACCACCAATATACACGCGGCTAACTCCGTTTCGCCATGTTGTCCACTTTGTCATCTTTCGACAGGCGCATAACTAGCGCCAAATCCTTGACGGCAATCAGCGTTTGCGTGATGTATCGTTTAACTGGATTGTGTTTCTTTCTTGTCATATCACTCTCCTAAAAACGCCACCATATCAAATCAGTGGCGCGTTACATATCCGACCAGTTATTTGCGCCACTCAGCGCATTTGTTTTTCAGCCACTCCTTCATAAGATTGCGAAACAGTGTTGATGTTGAATGCCTGACCTTAATAATGTGCTTGTTTGCCATATCTTTGCAGCTTGGGCAAATCATAGCTACGTCATCAGTTTTGAAAATCTCATTAACAGGCTCAAGCTCCACAGATGCTTTTCCGCATAAATCACAAGCCATTGGCAATCTCCTTCTGTCTTTCTTCCGCTTGTAGCGCAAAGTAATTCACTGCATCCACCGCAGAATCATGGTGATAGCGCGGCTGCGCGTATTGCCTGACCTGCTTAACTAGCGCAAGGATTAGGCAAACGTCAGAACCAGTCAAATGCTTGCCCGTTAGTGCTGTAAAAGCCTGCGCCACCTGCGGAAAGCTCCGCTCTTCGCCTTCGCTTCCGTACTGTTTGCCGCGCTCACCAAGGATTGATAAGCCTTCTTGCAGGATTGCAGCGGCTGGTTTCATTGCTTGCTCGCTGATATACAATAACTCTTCGTTGTCGCTCATTTGTAGGCAACTCCTGCTGCGTCTAGTGCCACAAGAACATCGTCTCGGTACACTGCCGCATCAATTCCAGACACAAAGAAATCAGGCAACTCAACAACCAGCGCTCTGCGGCTTGCTTGCCATGCCTGCCATGATGCGTTTTCGCAATTCACTGATAAGCCGGATTCACCAAAGAACCACTCTTCAAACTCTTCTCGCATCTTATCCATCTCAATCACTCCACCGCCAACCGTAAAAAACCATTCTCATCTGTGTAAATCTCGCCAAGCTCAAGCAAACGCTTTGCAACTTCTCGGCTGTTTGGTTTCAGCTCGTGCAGCTTTGTGTAGCCGTGCTTTAGGCGTTGTTTTAAGTTGTAATGTAAGCCTCTCATTTCACAAGCTCCGCGTTTTCATAACGAACCCAAACAGGGTCAACAGAATCTCTGTCATCTAGCGCCAGCAACTGCTCAGCAAAGTTCACAGCAACGACTTGATAAGTAAACCCGCCATAAGACACAAGCACACGCTTGCTGTAGTTTGTTTTGTTAAATTCTTGCTTTGTCATCAACATTCCCTCCCATTCTCAACCCATATTGCATATGATTCATCAAACTGCGCCATAGGTGATACACCGCAAGCGCCTATACCCCAATATTCAAACCAAGCGCGCTCAATCTCAACATAAGCCTTTGCGTCACCGCTAGCCTTGGCTTGGTATAGCCCGCAGCTAGACAGTGGCTTTCCTTTTCTCCGAGAGCATTTAATCATCTTTCGGCGGCTCCGGTAGTGGTTGCCAGTGTGTTATTTTTGACGATTCAATCTCCCCAAAATACTTTGAAAATTCGCGCCATGGCTTGCCGCATCCATTGCCAGAAGCAAACATATTCACACCAACGTCAACTCCATCTGTAGCAATAACAAACACTGTTTTATGTGGAGTTAGAGGGTCAAGATCAAGCGGCAATCTATCCTTAACACTAATCCAGCTCATTCTGAATCTCCTCAAGCGCCTTCTGCGCCTTCTTGTTAATAACGTCCGCGCAAATCAGCCGCAGCATATACCGCAGCGCTGCTACGTTGTTGTTGCCGTTTGCGACTTCTGCTAATGATTCGCAGATTTGCATAAACTGCTCATCGGTTAGGCTTGCGATATGCTCGCAGATTTCTTCTGCCGTTAGCGTTGCCTCGTTGCGTAGCTCGTCTAGTTTGAAGTCAATATTGGCTTCGCGGTCAACTTGGCGCTGGTGCTTGGCTAGTGTTGTTGTGTGCCAGCTCATTTTGTGCGCTCCTTAACAACAAATTTGGCGGCAGTGTCCATCGTGAATTTACCGCTGCGCACCATGCTAAAAACCTTGTTTTGCTCTTTATGGTTTAAGCCGTAAACCTCTGCAAGCAATTTTCTGTCTTGGATGTTCATTTTGTGCGCTCCAGTTCTGCGAGTAGTGCATCGGCTTGATTAACAGCCCACTCAGCGCATTTTTTATAAATAACATTGTTGTTTACGTCTGCCGCCAAAATACCCTGCATCGCCAAAGCTGCGAAGTATTCGCGCTTGGTCAGCCCTGCTTGGTCGCAATAAATTTCACGCTGACCGTTTGGAGCCAAGTCTGCGTAGATAGTTGGGTTTGCTGGCAAATCGCCGTTTTTGATTGTCATATTCACTCTCCTTTTGTTTCATCTAATTCTACTGCAAGAGCTGCGTTTAACAGCTCCTACCAGTTACACCGGATTGACCTTGCGAGTCAGAATATATACTTCGCCAAGATACACATTGACGAAAGCGCCGATTCTCACCCATCTGGCAATCTGTGACTGAGATACGCCCATGGCATCAGCGAGTTTCTGCTGTGTGCCGTACTGCTTGATTAGGTCGTTGATGTGTTTCATTGTTGACTCCTACAGCCTATCATCTGGATCTTTTGGTAATTCCGCCCAGTGTGTAGGCTCGTTATCAAACTTTTCAGCGCCATTTAGCGTAACCCACTCTTTGCCGCCAAGAAAAACAGCCACAGTCTTGCATGGGTCTCTGTAAAATCCTGAGCGATAAAAAACAAGAACAGGAGTATCTCTCGGCGCAACTTTGTCTTTATGCAAATTCCACTTCATAAAAATTACCTCATTAAAGATTTTTTGCATTTTCTTTCAAGTCTATTAATAAAGACTTTTGCGTAAAACTGGGTAAGTCTTCCAGATATAGCCTTATGCGGATTCCTGTCATCATCTACCACAAAGCACCAGCCTAGCGCGTCAACTCCGTAACCGAGGCGCATTACAGCGCCCCGTCTTTTTTGTATTTGAATGTTTTCTTCATTTCAGGCCATTCGCAAACGACTGTGTGGCGGGCTTTTTCGATAGCGCGGTTTGCTGTAAACGCTGCTAACTCTTGCGCTAATTTTTGTGCTTCGATTTTTTGTTGTTCTGTCATTTTCTCTCTCCGGTGCATTGTGCGTTTTGTTGAAGTAATAATAACGCATCTGCGATATTACGCAAGCGTTATTTACCTGGTAGGAGCAGTTAGCGCTTTAACCTTGGCTTTGTAGGTTTTTATCAACTCCTTGATTTCGTCAACTGTCAGCTTTAGCGGCTTGTGTTTGCTTTCTAGTTTCTCGACTTCTTCCAAGCCAATGCGCCTAACAAGCTCTTTGCGGTAGTTAATCTGATTCCCTGACAGGTGTGAGTTACAGGGCTGGCATTGACGCCATACATTAAGCTCGTTAAATCTAAGCTCTGGATGCGCCCCGACTGACAGGTAATGTCCTGCGTGCCATTGACCTTCGTGGAACCTGCCGCAACTAACGCAAGGCAAACCAGCATCGCGCAGCCTGATATACCGATTAAACTCTGATTGAGCTTGCTTTAGCCATTCCGAGCGGCTTTTAAGCTGCGTCAATCGCTCTCTGTCGCGCTTTCTCCGCTCAGATGACTCCTTGCTTGCCTTCTTTGCTTTTAGCTTCTCCTGTTGCGTTTTAGCCCATTGCGCGGCGTGTTCATATCCGCAGAATGACTTTAGGCCAAATTTCTGCGTTGCTGGCTGTTTGCATATCGGGCACTTCGCCATTATTCAAACTCCAACAATGCAGCCGCCAGCTGCTCCTGATTCTCAAAAACACTGCGCAGACAAATCTGCCAGCATACGTTTAGCAGTTGTTTGTAAAACTCACCAAAATCTACCTCGTCCATTTGCGCAAAAGAAATCGACTTAGCCACCTTTCGCCGACCTGCTGGAGTATCGACCACGCGAAAGAATCCAGCTTTTACGGTCACAAACTCGCGGAATGATTCAAAGTCCTTGGCGCTCTCGTGGTCTTGTCGCGCTTTGTTTAAGTGCGCCAAGAATCCAGTGCATAGCGCATCGATAGCTTCACCTGTTACTCCGTGCGCTGCCATGTACTGCCGCAAATTCTCAACCGTTCGCGTTTCGACTTCGCTCACTAGGCTTTGCGGTTGCCAATAAGAAAAAGCCAGATTGAGCAACGCAAAAGTCTTGCGGTGCATCTTTATGTTTCTTGGTGCTGTCACTGCCGCCTTGTAAACTTCTCCGCGCTTTAGCTTGTCGATTGCTTCGGCGTCGGAGTCGTTGACAGGTAGTAGTGCGCGACCCTGTTTTATCAAATAAATATCAGTCATATCTCACCTCGGCTGCGCGACTCATTTAAATTCTCTCTTGGCAAACTTCTTCGGCTCTTCCTTTGGGTGAGGCAATCGGCTTGTCGAAGAGAAGCGCGACATTGCCAATTCAGGCTGTAAGTAAACTGAGCCAGTCTCGCCCATGCGGTTTTTAGCAAAGATAATCTCTGACAGCGAGTTGATGCCGCGCTCGCCTTGGTAATCTTCGTCGTAGATGAACATGATCACATCTGCCGCTTGCTCAATTTTGGAGCTGCCTAACAGGTTTTTCATTTCAGGGCGACCAGTCAAACCCCTATTGAGTTGAGATAGACAGATAACAGGACAGTTCATTTTCTTAGCTAGGTTTTTCATGCCCTTGACCTTGGCTGTGATTTGCGCCGTCTCGCTTTCTCCTTCCGCTTCGATTTGATGCAGGTAGTCGACGATGATTAAATCCAGCCCACCCATTCGCATTTGAGCGCGTTTAGCTCTTGCGTGCATCTCTGTGACAGTCTGACCGCCTTTGTCG